GATGTGCTGTATTTATGCGAGACCCTGCTGGACACCTACGAGGACGGACTGGATATAGGAAGTTATTTCTCCCTTAAAATATCGTGTCTGGGGCTTTCGTTCGCCTACCACCACATCGAGGCCGCCGGCAAGCTGCGCCGCGGAAAGTGGAAAAGCGCAATCACGCACCAGATATGGAACATGGACGACTGTTTATTTATGAGCCGAGACAAGCGCGATCTGAAAAGGGCCGTCCGCGACTTGCAACAGTACATGGAGAAAGAGCTCGGCCTCACGCTCAAGCCGTGGAAGATCTGCAAAGTATCGGACGGGGAGCCGATCAATATGTGCGGCTATCGCGTCTATACGGGAAAAACGCGCCTGCGCCGCAGGCTCTTTATCTGTCAGGCGAGAGCATACCGGCGCTTTGAAAAGAACAGGACGACGCGCCGTGCGCGGCGCTGCTGCTCATATTGGGGCTACCTGCTAAGCGCAAACGCTGAGCGATACCGCGCAGCTCGCGGCGTGGATCGCACCCAGGGCGACGCCTGCCGCAAAATATCAAGAAGCGAGAAAGGAGCGAAAGATGGAAAGAGAGTACAGCTCGGAACCGATCCCCGCCGTGAGAGCCGCAAGCCTGCCGACGGGGGAAAATGAGATCTGGCTATCGAAAAACCAGACCGAGGAGACCGTCGAGGACGACCGCGGCGGCCAATATGTCAGATACGCCGCCGACACGGTGCATTTTGTCGCCGCGCTGACAGAGGCCGAGGCGGCTGCACAGTTTGACGATCTATGGGCAGAGCACACCGAGCCGCCGGCCACGCTGGAGGATCTGGCCGAGGCGCTGAACATGCTGGCAGGACTGATTGTGGGGTGACAAAATGTCTTTAGTCCAGTTTTACGTAACGCTTGTGAAAAGCGGAAAAATCAGCATCGAGGAAGTACCGGCCAAATTCCGCGAGGCCGTGCGCGAGGAGCTGGAGAAATGACCATGGACGATGACGAAAAAACCTATAGCGGATTATTGGAGGATGATGAGTGATGGATAGGCAGCAGACTATTGACGCAGCCGTCGCCCTCGCGGTCGATATCGCCAATGACAACAGCCACGGCTACAGCCAGCAGAACCGCTGGGGAACGCCGGACTATGACTGTAGCTCCATGATGATCTCTGTCTGGCAGGCGGTCGGCGTCCCCGTCAAAGACGCGGGAGCGACCTTCACCGGCAACATGTATGCAGCGTTTACAAGTTGCGGCTTTGTTGATGTTCTCACCGAGTGCAATCTTTCGACGTGCGCCGGGATGCGCCCCGGCGACGTTCTCCTCAACCACAGCAACCATACGGCCATGTACATCGGCAACAGCGAGCTTGTCCATGCCCGCAGCAGCGAGGGGAATTCTATACCCGGCGATCAGTCCGGGAACGAAATCAGAGTACAGCGCTACTACGACTATCCGTGGGATGCGGTTCTCCGTTACATGGGCGATGGTGGCTCTGCCGACGAGCCGGACGAGCCAGAGCGCGAGCTGTACGCCGTTGTCGTTCAATTGCCGGAGCTGCGGCGCGGGGATGTGGGATATTACGTGCAGATGATGCAAAGCCAATTGGTTTTGCACGGATGCAGCCCGCGCAACACCATCCGCAAAGACGGAACCTGTGACGGCGAGTTCGGAACTGGCACTGAGGCAGCGCTCCGAAAATTCCAAGCCATGCACAAATTACCAACAACCGGCGTGTGCGACGGGCAGACGTGGACAGAGTTAATCAATAAATAACCGCCATAGGCGGATTTGAAAGGAGTTTTCCACAATGAAGAAAGAAGACATTATCCGAAAGCTGACCAGCAGGAAGTTTTGGCTGGCCGTCGCGCTGTTTGTGTCCGGCCTCTTGACCGCGTTCGGCAAGGACGCCAAAACCGCCGAGACGATCAGCGGCCTCATTATGCAGGGCGCAGCCGTGCTGGCCTATGTAATCGGCGAGGGGCTGGCGGACGCCGCAGGGGCATCCGGCGACGTGGTTGTGCATACAATTGCACCGGACGAGCTGCCCGAGATCGCCGATGACGGCGAGGATTGACGGAGGGTAGCAGACATGGGTAATCTCACCCCGGCACAGGCGACGGTGATCTCCGCGATCATCAGCGGAATTGTAGCCGTCATCGTGTGCGTTATCAACAGCCGCGCCCAGCAGCGGAAAATGCTGATCGAGTTTGAAGAGCGCGACGCGGAGAAGCGCAAGGCCGAGGCTGTGCGTGATGCCAAGCTTGAAATGTGGATGAAAGGCGTCGAGGAGAAGTTGGACCTACACAACGGCTATGCCCAGAAGCTGGGCGAGATTCAAACGGACATAGCCGTGATAAAAAACGACATCAAAACCCTGTACAAACAGGCTTGATAGTGTCGGCTAAAAATGGTACTATGGTGCCAAATTCAGAAAAAAGGAGAAGCACCATGGAAAACGAAAACGCAGTGCTCGAAGAGGACAAGGTAGGTCCGATTCAGAGGTACTACTATGAGGATATGATGACCAGGCGAGACAACGAGGTTGACAGATGGCACAATGCGTGGAAAAACACATTCATCGCCCTGATTGTCATGACAGTCCTTTTTATCGCAAGCTGGGTCGGTTTTATTTACTACGAGAAACAGTTTGAGGATATCAGTATGACGCAGGAAGCCACGACCGATGGCGGTGGAAACGCCATAATCAACGGCGTCGCTTCGGGAGATATCTACTATGGCGAGAGCAAGGCAAACGATCAAAGTCCGACGCCGTAAGTACGGTGGCAAGACCGGATTCGTCCGCTGTAACATGTGTAAGGGCAGCGGAAGGGTAAAAAAGTCAAAATAACCATTATCCCCCGGAGTAATCCGGGGGATTCTTTACAGGTGAGACATGGCCGATTATTCAAAAGCTCACATCAATGAAGTTATTGACGAATACATCAACTACGTCAACTGCGGTGTTAATGCAGAGCGGAACAGAGAAATTATCCGTAGACGCCTAATCGACGGTGTGCTTTTTGAGCCGCTCGCCGAAGAATTCCACATTTCCGTCGATCAATGCCAAGACATTGTAGCAAAAACAAGAAAAATTGTGTTCCGAAATTTATGAGCCTCCCAATACGGGAGGCTCTTTTTTTATTGCGAAACAGGCCCATAAAAAACCCATAAAAACCACCCGAAAGCCGCCTCTTTGTGCCATACACAGGAGGCGGCTTTTTTGCTATTCTCTGCATAGAAAGAGAGTGTTTCTATGGAATCTATAGAATTTTGCGACATCCTCTTAATGCTGTTAGATGATGACTTGTTTTGGGTGCCGCCTCAGGATACAGAAAATGTGGATCAACTTTAACAACAATCCCGTTGCGCGGCGCGTTGCGGATTGCGCCATACGCGCCGTGTCGCTTGCGCTGGATATGAGTTGGGAAGATGCTTATGCGCTTCTCGCGGCTGCTGGTTACGCAATGGGCGACCTGCCCAATTCCAACGAGGTCATTACTGCTGTACTGCGTCAAAACGGATTCTACCGTAAAGCAATCGACTGTCAAAATTGCTACACCGTGGCCGACTTCTGCAAAGACCATCCCTACGGTGTTTTCGTTCTTTTCACGTCCGGCCATGTTGTAACGTGCATTGACGGCGACAACTATGACGTATGGGATTCAAGCGGCGAGGCAGTTTTATTCTATTGCTATAGAGAGGATGACTTCTAATGGCCTACTACAACGGATTTCCCGCAACTTACCCGGGGGCATATCAAACAGCATACCCCGCGCCTCAAATGCCCGTATACGGCCAGCAGATGCCGAATCCGGGCTTTCAGAGTGGTACTTTCCAAAATGGAAACGCCCAGCCAATGCAACAGCCGCAACAGCAGCCCGCACAGATGATGACCCCGCCGACGATCCGGGCGGAGATTATTCAGATCGAAGATGAGGCCGCAGTTGACCGATTTCCCGTCGCCGCGGGTGCTTCTCAGATGTTTATGACACGCGCAGAGGATGAGATCATCATTAAGACGATGGGGCAAGATGGAGCCTTGCCGCTTGTGATTTACGACAAGCGCCCTCCCGCGCCCCCTGCGCCCGTTTTTGACCCCGGCGAATACGTCCGCAAGGATGAATTCAACGAGCGCTTAAACGCGATCCTGGACGCTCTAGAAGCGAACCAGAAAGAACAGCCCGCTCAGACAGCCCAGACCGCGCCCAGACGCGCAGCAAAGAAAGAGGTAGAGTAAATGGGTATCTTTGATTCTCTCGGCTCTCAGGGCCATTCTCGCGCCTCACAGCTGCAGCCGCAGCAGATGACGCCGGAACAGGCGCGGCAACAGATGGAGGCCGGCGTGAAGTCCCTCCAAGAAAACCCGGCGAGTTTTGCAAAGCAGAACCGCTTGAACGTGCCGGAGGGCATGACCGACGCTGACCAGATTTTGAACTATCTCCAGCAGAGCAAGCAGGTTCCTCCCGGAATGGTGCAGGCTGCCCGCATGATTGGGCGACGCATGGGATGGCTTTGATCCTTTGACTATCTTTTGATTTCCGCAGGATTTTCAAAAGATGGTCAAAAAACAAATAAAAATTGCTAAGTAAAACTAAATAATATTTGCACAATTTTTGAAAATTTTGCTCATTTGCAAGTTTTTGTATCATCCCCGCTGACAAGTGCGCATAGTCAGTGGTTATGAGACCCCGCCATAAATACGACTGTGGCGGGCATACCGGGAAAAGTTACCCGGAGAAAGGAAAAGAAAATATCATGGCTCTCGATGAGAACAACGGCGGCAGCCCCTTCACCATGCCGGTACAGCCTTTCGGCGGCTACGGCAACAATGGACTGTTCGGCGGCGGCGATGGCTCCTGGCTGATTCTTTGGCTGATCTGCATGATGTGTGGCGGCTGGGGCGGCTTTGGCATGGGCGGCGGCATGTGGCCCGCAATGATGATGGGCGGTATGGGCGGCTTTGGCGGCGGCTGGGGAATTGACTACCTGTACCCGTGGCTGAACAACTCCCAGCACATTTCAGACGGCTTCCGTGACCAGAACCTCCAGACCAGTATTGCCGGCCTCCAAAACAGCGTAACCAGCGGCTTCGGCGACGTACAGCTTGGCATTGCTGGGATTAACCAGAACCTTTGCCAGACCGGCAACGGCATTATCAACGCCGTCAACAGCGGCTTTAACTCCGCTGAGGTTGCGGCGAACTCCCGCCAGATGGCCAATATGCAGCAGGGCTTCGGCCTCCAAACGGCCATGATGCAGGGCTTCAACGCGGCTCAGGCGCAGGCGGCGGACTGCTGCTGCAAGACGCAGACCGGCATTGCCGATCTCCGTTACACAGTAGCGACAGAGGCTTGTGCAGACCGTGCCGCTGTAGGCGACGCCCTCCAGGCCGTGACCATGCAGGGCTACCAGAACACCAACGCGCTCCTGACCGCATTCAAGGACGGCGTGCAGAGCATCAAGGACGAGCTGTGTGCCGACCGCCTCGACGCCGAGCGCCGCGACAACGCCAACCTCCGCGCTGAGCTGATGTACGCCCGCGGGCAGGCGTCCCAGGTGGCTCAGACCGCAGAACTGCGCCAGAGCGGTGCAAATCAGCTGAACCAGCTCGTTTCTGAGCTCCGCAGTTGCCCGATCCCGGCCCAGCCCGTATACGGAAACACTCCGATCTGGACGCGTGCACAGAACGTGGCGAACAATAACACTTGCGGTTGCCCAGGCAACAATGGCTTCGTAGGCTGATAGGAGGTGGCGACAATGGCCGCTGAATACTCAGCCAATGAGCTCCAGCTTGTCCCCGCGAATGGCCCTGTGATTTTCACAGAGGCCCCCGTACCTTGCAACCGTGGCATCATCTACCACCGGGACGAAAGCGGACTTTTCCGCCTCGCCTCGCCCCGCGTGATGGGCGTCCCGTGCCGTCGCTGTTGCTGCTGCTGTGGCTTCCCGGAGGCCGTGTATAGTGTCAGCTTCCACGCTAACATTGCAGTCCCCAGCGATCCTGCCGGAACCGTTGAGGAAATCCAGCTCGCCCTGTTCGTGGACGGCGAGGAAGATCCCAGCTCCATTATGAGCTTCACGCCTGCCGCTGTTGATGAGTTTGGCAACGTGGGCGCGGGAATCCTTGTGTCCGTCCCATGCATTTGCGGCTGTTCCTCCGTTTCCGTGCGCAATATCAGCGCCCAGCCGATCAATGTCAGAAACGCGAATATCGTGTTCGGCTTTGAAGGAATTAGGCGCTGAGAAAGGAGGATAGTGTAATGTACGATGCTATTTATGACCTCAAGGAAATGCTTTGCAAACAGCTCAACGACTACGGCAAGAAAGGCGAGCTGACTGCCGCCGTGCTTGAACGTGTGGATATGCTGTCCCATGCCGTTAAAAACCTCGACCACATCATCGACCACATGGAAGAGTCCGATTACTCCAACGCGGGCGGGCGCTCCTACCGTGGCGACGATGGGCGCAGCATGGCCCGTGGGCGCGGCTCCAATGCCCGCCGTGACAGCATGGGCCGCTACTCCAGCGATGGTTACAGTCAAGACGGCGAAATTGCCGACCAGCTCCGTAGCATGGCAGACATGGCCCCGGACGAGAGAACCCGTCAGGAGATTAACCGCATTGCCTCGCGGATGGAAGGCAGATAAAAACGGAGGCCCCGGATTATTCCGGGGCCTTTTCTTTATTCTTTTCTTATACATCCTCGGACGCCAAAATGAACAGCATCATTACAGTGTCGCAGATGTCAAAGAACAGGTTCTTAATGTTCATATCCATTCCTCCCTCCCCGTAGCCGATAGGTCAGCTTTGCCGAATCGCCCGGCGCGGTTTATTTAACCTTTTTATTCGTCAAGGTTTACAAGATCATGATAAGAAAAACGGACGTTCTGCCCGTACTTTGCTTTGATTGCTTCCATATGCGCTTTCCCGTCAAACGCTACAAAATGAAATTCGTTGTCAACCTGGGTTTCATAACCATCTCTTTCCCAAACTGTTGTGCATTTCCAATGACTTTTGCCGCTTTTCGTTTTCATTGTTCAAATCCTCCTTATTGTGTCGGTTGCCCGTCTCTGCCCTCGTATCCTCCGTGGCGGGTTAAATCTTGAACGCTTCCAACCTTTTGCCTTTGTTTTTATAAATGTAATCAATTATTTCTTTTTCTGAGTCTCCTTTGAAATACTCAACGGCATCAGCAGACGGGAATAAAATCTCAAGCCATTTTTCCAAACTATGAACAACACCGCAATATCCAAGTTTAGTGTCTTCTCTATAATTTTCTCCAATGCAGATGTATGTTTTTTTATATTTCATATTCAACTCCATTAAATACGTTTTTCGCCATGTAAAGCATATCTCTCGCGGTGGTTTTATCAAGCATATCGAGGAAAATTAAGGTGTCCACAAACTTTTCAATTTCCATCATCGTATAACCGCTCTGCGCCATGAAGATCGCTCTTTTAATCATTTCCGGCACACTCTCGAATGCGATTCTTTTCATTTTCATTTCCTCCTTGATTTTGTTTTTGTTCCCTGTGACTATAATATAACACAATTCGTTATGCTTGTCAACACATTTTTCATTAAGAATAAAATTATTTTCTTGACAATTATAATTTGCCGTGTTATTATTTGCTCGAAAGGGGGTGAATGCTTGAAAGCAAGCGACACTATCCGCGCCCTGTTAAAAATGCAGGGCAAAAAACAAGCCGATCTTGCGGGGCCACTGGGTAAATCCATCGCGGGTGTAAACAACAAGTTTCACAGCAACGCATGGAACGCCTGGGACTTGCTGATCGTCGCAAGAGAGACCAACAGCAAAATCGGTTTTTTGCTCGGCGATGGGCAGTTTATCGGCTTCGATGAGGCGAAAGAAAGAAAGAAAGAAGGGCGCAGCAGATGCCAGACCTAAGAGATGATCCTATCATCCGTTGCATCGAGCGGACAGGCTACCCGCCTTGGATGCAGGGCGAGGACGACGAAACGGACGATGAACCGGACGATGAACCGTTTGCAGTTTACGATCCGAATTGAGAGGTGAAGTGTGAACATTTATGAAATTGACGCAGCTATCGAAGAGCTGATCGCCAACAGCACCGACCCGGAGACGGGCGAGCTTGTGCTTGACGAACAGCAGCTTGACGAGCTGCAAATGGAGCGCAGCGCAAAGGTTGAAAATATCGCGCTGTATATCAAAAACGCCGCCGCCCTTGCCGATGATATCAAGGCGGAGGAAAAGGCACTTGCAGAGCGCAGAAAGGCCGTAGAAAACAAAATTGATCGGCTCAAATCCTATCTGGATTACGCGCTCGGCGGCGAGAAATTCCAGACTGCCCGCGTGGCTTGCAGCTACAGGCGCAGCGAGAGCGTGGAGCTTTCAGACGAGTTTATCCCGTGGGCGAGCATCGCCCGGCCGGGGCTTGTCAAGATGAAAGTGGAAGAAGTACCGGACAAAGCGAAAATCAAGGAACTGTTAAAGAGCGGCGAGACAGTGCCGTTCGCACAGATTGTCGAGAAACGCAATATTCAAATCAAATAAAAAAAGGAGAGCAAAAAAATGAGCCTTACAGTTAACAGCGAATCAAGCAGCAGCATCGCCCCGATCGAAGAGGGGACGTACCTCGGTATCTGCTCAATGCTGGTAGACCTTGGGATGCAGTATTCCGATGTCTACAAAAAGAGCAGCCGCAAGGTTTTGATCGGCTGGGAAATCCCGGAAGAGACTATCGAGATCGACGGCGAGCAGCGCCCGCGCGTGCTCAGCAAGCGCTATACTGCGAACCTCAGCGAGAAGAGCAATCTGCGGAAAGACCTGGCATCGTGGCGCGGCCGGGACTTTACGGCGGACGAGCTGAAAGCGTTTGACTTGCAGAACATCGTCGGCGCGTCCTGTCTTATTACCGTTATCCACAGCAAAAACGGTGAGAAAACCTACGCCAACATTTCCAGCGTCGTCAAGCTGCCGAAGGGCATGGCAAAAGGCGAGCTGAGCGCCCAGCCGGTTGTGTTTGACCTTGATACCGACCCGCTGGAAAAGATCGACGACCTGCCGCAGTGGATCGGCGATCTCATCAAAAAGAGCGAGACTTACAGCGCCCGCATTGCACAGCCCGCGCCGACCGTCCACCAGCCGGGAGAAAACCCGTTCAGCGAGTTGGACGACGACGAGGGCGGTACACTGCCGTTTTAATCAAAGAGAGGGGGAACATCAATGAGCTTTGTACAGGAGATTCTTCAGGCGGTGTCTGCCGATCTGATGTATGAGCACAATTATGACAACCTTATCAAAGGTTTGTCTGAAATTCCGGAATGCTATCACGAAGACTTTGTCCGCGCTTATTTCAAGCGCGAGCCCGAACAGCCCGAGGAACAGCCTGAGGATTATTTGGCTGCCAAAACTTTCACCAGCAACGAGTTTCACATCGGGGATGAAATTGTTGTCTGCAATGGATCTCGAGGAATCTATATTGGAAGAGACTTCACGTTGGGTTACTGCCTCCTTTATCCCGTAGGCGGCGTAGGGCTATATGCTGACAAAGATGGGTGGACGCGCACGGGCCGCAATTTCCCGGCGATCCCGGCTATTCTGGAAGAGCTGAAAAAGGCTTGACAAATCGGCGCAGGAAGTGTAAAATAGCAATGCCGGTGATTGTTAGGGGCGATCACAGGTCGAACTAAATAATCACTGGCTGGAAATCCGACGTTTTATGTACCCCTAATACATAGAGCGTCGGATTTCCTGTTTTCAAAAGAGGTTTGGACATGGCTTTAAGAGATCAACCGTATTTCCCGTTTTATGTTCAAGACTTTATCACGGACGAGAAATTAACAAATTGCTCTGCTGAGAGTACAGGTGTCTATATTCGGCTTATGTGTGCAATGCACAAGTCTGAGGAATACGGGAAAATTTTGCTGCGGCAAAAGGATCGGCAAACAGATCGGCAGACATATAATTTTGCCGTTATGCTTGCCCGTCAAATGCCGTATAATGTTGACGTTATCGAGAGGTCGTTAGTCGAACTTTTGGAAGAACGTGTCATATATATGGACGGTGACACAATCTATCAAAAAAGGATGGTAAAAGACGCAGAATTAAGTGAAAAGCGTGCTAAAAGCGGCAAAAAAGGCGCAGAACAAACAAATAAAAGATACGGGAAAAACAAGGGATTTGCTGTTGATTTTGACGCGGCAAAAACAGCGGCAACTACTGAAAATGAAATTGTAGTTGTAAATGAATATGAAAATAAAGATATAGACGATGGAGAAATATCTAAATCTAAAGATAGTACAGATCTCGCGCGCGTGATGAATTTCTTTCTTGACCGTATTAACCCTATGCCTTCCCGCATTTGCATTGATGAGCTTACGCAGTTCACAAAATCCCTCGGTGCTGACGTTGTGCTCCATGCACTCAACATTGCAATCGACGAAAGGAAAACGGCGTTTAGTTACATCCGAGGGATTCTAAGCCGATACGAACGCGACGGTATAAAAACGATGGACGACGTTCTGCGCGCGGAGCAGGAACACGCCGAGAAGAAGGAAAACAGACCGAAGCCGCAGCGTGATGAGCCTGTCCCCGCATTTACGCCGCCGGAGAAGCGCCACAAACCGTATAATTTGGCTGATATGGTGGAGTGGCCGACTGGCTCTAACAACTACATTCCGAAAAGCGAGGCGATAAAGCTTGGATATTGAAGAGAGAATAAACAGTATAGCCATAGCCGCTGAGCACAACCTGTCTGGGTGCATTTTGGTCTATCCGTCTGAGACCATCCGAGACGTTCGGAGCATCGTATCAGCGGATGATTTCTACAATGAGCACGCGCGCGCGATATTCGTGGCCGCGTCGGCCCTTATAGCCGCCGGGAAAGCTTGCGATCCGGTTCTTATACAGGAAGAGACCGAACGGCAAGGGAAAAAGGTCGATGCTGAATACTGCGCGTCCGCTATGGCATCATTTGTCACAATGGCGAACGCCGCAGAGACCGCGCGTGTGATTCACGATCAAGCGCAGCAGCGCAGATGGCACCAGATAGGCGTAGACCTTGCAGATGGACAGATTGACGGCATGGAAGCTGTCCGTAAACTGCAAGACGTAATCAGAGGCGACAGCACGGGCGTCAAAGAGCCTATGGAAGACGCCAACAGCTTCATGGACTATATAAACGCCGTTGCCGCTGGGACAGCAAGAACGTATCTGCCCACGGGCTTTCGTAGCCTTGACGAACAACTATCCGGCGGGAGCAAAAAGGGCGGGCTTGTTAACAGCGGCTTTATTACGTTCGCTGCAAGACCGGGAACAGGAAAAAGCACAATCGCGCTGTGCATCGGCGATAACGTCGCTGCTCGCGGGGAAAAGGTGCTGTATGTATCGCTCGAAATGACAAAAGATCAACTATGGGCTTGTCGTATGGCGAACTATACAGGGCTGAACCGAGCGAAAATCTACGACGGCATGGACGGGGCCGATGATAAAGAGTGGAAGCTTCTCACAGACGCATTTCAGGTTCTATCACAGCGCCCATTCTACATCCGGGATATCCCGTCAACGCTGGCAGATATCGAGCGAGAGGCGCGATGCCTTGAAGGTTTATCCTTGCTGATTGTTGACCATATCGGACTTGTTAAACCGGCTGTAAATGGTGCGAGATATGATGAGATGACGCAAGTCTCGCACGGCCTTAAACAGCTTGCCTTGTCGCTCAAAATTCCGATCATAGGTTTATGCCAACTCAACCGAAAAAGTGAAGACCGCGGCGACAAAAAGCCAACAATGGCCGATTTAAGAGACAGCGGCGCGATAGAAGAGGACAGCGATGTTGTGGCCCTGCTGTTTCGTCCGGCAAAGTACGCAAAAGATGAGGAAAAGCCCAAACCGTGGGAGACGCAAGAGCTACAGGTTATAGTCGATAAAAACCGCCACGGGTCAACAGATATCGTTTATCTGGACTATTGCGGTATGAATTCAAGAGTTTTGGAGGGACATCATGCAAGAGATCATCAACTGCCTTATTGAAGAGGCGAACCGTTGCCGTGGGCTTGCGAAAATTCCAGGCATTGAGACATTTAAAGACGAATATCTGCACAAGGCCGAACTGCTGGAAAAGGCGGCGGACGTGATTAGAAAGGCGGAGTCTGGGGAATGAAAGAAATATTTTCAGAGCGCCTAAAACGATCAATGAA